CACGAACAGGCTGCGAGGGGACACCAGATCCTTCTGGTAGTACGGCCTCACATCGATTCCATGAAACCAGTCACGCCCACAGGACTCCCGAAAGGGCCCTTTGTGGAACGACTTACTCTGATTTACGAGGAACCCGCACACCCGGAGGACGTGCGATAGCTCTTCGTAACGCGCAGACGGCACGATTATGTCGTCCCCGTACACAGATACCTCCTCATGGGGGTCGCTGCACACAGCGCGGGCAAGACTCCAAAAAATCAGAGTCTCGAGGGCAAAGGTGTAACCATTGCCCATACCAGAGAACTTCTCCAGGGTAAAGCGCTCCCCGCGGTGCTGGACATGACCTGTCCGTAGCATCTTGAGGGCGTTCCACCAATCCAGAGGGAGAAGGTTCGCAACGATCCGTTTAGAGACGGTATCAGAAGCGGACTGGAGGTCCAGGGTTGCTAAATCCCCGGAAATCGAACCTCTCCGCGCGAGGGATTGATTCCTCGTCTGGTCGCGGATGTCGACGCCTACTGCGGCGAGACGGCGGCTAATTACGTCGCCGAGGGCCATCTGCCCGAGCCCGTTTAGAACGGGTTCAGGAAAGACGATCCTCTTCGTCTTTGCAGTTTTCGGGACGAAGCTCAACGTCGCGTCGTGGATGACCACGGGCACGCTGGCCCACCATTCCTCATCCTCGATCACAGCACAGGATGCGGTGACAAAGGCGAGGTGTGGGAGTTCTGCAAGCAGCCTCCCGGCTGCAGGTAGAAGCTCTTCACTACACGAGATCCCCGCCCGGAATTTCTCCCGGAGGGAGGCCTCACGTTTTTTCGTGAGGGTGGTAGCGCCTGGGCCGAATCGCAGCCCCCACTTCTCGAGTGGAGGGAGTTCCCCCAGTACAGAGGCTATTTTCCTTTGGGCGCCGAAAAGTGCGCGCTCAACCGTCGCATCGAAAGCGATACGACCCGCCTCATAACCGGAGAAAAGCTCGTTGGTCTCACGACACAACGACTCAGCCATACGAAACTTCTCAAGCGCGGCTGCTTCCGGGTCGATCCCTAACGGGAGGAACTCGACCTTCGAAAGTAGCGCTTGAGCCTGCCGCAAGTGCAGGTACTCATGGACCGAGATGTCCAAGGGCGTCTCAAAGTCACACACGAACCGAAAATTGCCGTGCCTGATTGCTCGGGCCAGCGACAGACCGTGCTTCCCGCCTGCCTGGCGGGCGTGTGACTCGGCGAGGTCACAGAGGATGTCGAGAGACTCCCCCTCTGTGTACGTCTCCGTCCAATGCGAAATTTTCCGCATATATAGCTCCATGGGAGTATGGAAAGGAAACGAACCGCGAGCTCCGCCCACTTAAGGGCGTTGTCCGCGCAGTTCACCTGCGAGCGGCTGCCAGGTCAGGAGACCTGGATCAGCTGGTCCACGAGTTCTGGGGCCGGGCCAGTCGTCACGGGTGCGACGCTGGTCGACACAGAACCGAGGATGTTGATCAGCATTTGGCGGGCGAGAAGCCTGCCAGTGCTGATCGACCGCTCGTGGTGGAAACCGACGAGGGAATCGGTGTCCACGTACGCCACCTTCGGGGGCGCCGTGTAACCGCTGGAGTTCTGACCGGAGATCGACTCCATGACCGGAACTTCCACCTTGCACTCGATGCGGAACACGCCAGAGGGCAGCTTGCGCTTCATCTGGGTGTACCGGACTTGAGCGTAGTCGGGGACCCCCGAGAGGGACTCCTTCCAGCGGGCGGCAAGGGTGCCATCCGCGAGTCGCTCAATGCCTTCGCCCACCAGGGTGTGCGAGACAGGAGTGAGGGCACCGTCAAAGACGGTGATGTTTGCTTGTGCGCTCATCTAAGAGCCTCGACTTTCTTCCCGAAACGGGATATTGGAAGTTAAGAAACCGCTACCTCCGGTACGGGTTGGAACCCGAAACGAGAAGAGCGATACCGTTTGCACAATGCTCCCATCCGAGCGCCTTCTTCAAGGGCTTGAATGCAGGGAGGGGAACATCAAGAGATCCGGAAACACGTCTGCGTACGCGAACGTTTTTCCAGAGATCGTCGTCCTCCGAACCGGAGGTAACGCCATAGAGGGCCTGAAGGGGGCCACTCTCCGAGTAGTAATAGTCCGTTGTAACGAACGTTCCTTTTAGGCGTGAGGCGACGCCTCGAGCCTCGATCCATTGTCCGATAGGAATGAACCAATCTGCGACAAAGGAGAAAGGCAAGAGCTCCCACACCACGCTCAACGGGTCGAGCAGTCCGAGTTTTGCAAGGACCGACTCATCTTCACTCATGTAGGCGATAACACGCCTGCCGTGGTAGAAGCGAGTTGTACGGCTTGCGCCGTAGTTACCGACCGCATCGATACTCGAGACGGAGGTCTCGCGTGCCTGAACCTGCGCAGAGTAGCGCTGGCGGAACGGCACGGAGGCGGCATGAGCCACTGCTTCCGCAGCCCCCTGGACATCGTCCAGGAGCGGTCTCCAGCCATACTGCACCTCGAGCCACCATTCAGAGGCTCGTTTTGCAGTCGCGTGACCGGGTTTCATGTGGCGCCAATCATGGCGCTTCAGGGGCTGCCGTGAGGCCCCTTCAAACAGAGCTCGGGAAGTTCCGACTAAGTCGCCCTTCTTGAGATGCCAAAGACATTTAGCTAACCGGATAGCGGTGTCGCCAATCATCCTCATCGTCTCGCCGAACTCGGCTAACATGACGGAAGCATTAAAATCGCTTCCCTTAAGCTTCTGACGAAGCTTATTTACGAGCTTGATCTGGTCGTTAGGACCTAGAAGGTCTTTAGTAGACCAAGCACCGCGACTCAACATGGAGTTCGATGAGTACCACTCTTGGTTGACAGATCCGAAGACCTGCGCCTCGAGTCGATGCACATAGTTCATGTCGTAATCGTGGGGAACGTCGATAGCCCTCTTAGGGGGCCGATCGCCGGGCCTTCGTACCTGAATGAACTTCAGGGATCCGTCTTTCTGACGGACAGGCGTGGGTATAGTAACCCGTTTAGCGGGACCACGCTGAGCAGTTGGCCGGTCAGCACCGGTCCAAGACTTCTGCTCGTACCTCCCTACCCCGAATAGCTGCGGCGGGGCGTGAAGGGTATGGTCGATTTCGTAAGACCCAACGGTCATAAATTACTCCATCGACGCGGTGAGAAGGGAGTCACCCCACTCGTATCTTTCGATAGCTTCCGCG